TGGGGGTGGGGTGGGGGGTCGTGGTGGTGGAGTCACGCGACGCGCAGCAGCGCTTTCGCTTCAGCGCGTTTCTCGCGACGCCACAATGTAGATGGGTGGACGCCCGCGCGCTTGGCCTGCGTCTTCCGGCTCGGCCGCTTCACGAGCAGATCGTTCCACAGCCTCTCCATTCGCTCGAGCTTCGCGTTGAGCGGTGAGACGGCGCGCGCGACGGCCCGCTCGATGTCGTCTGGTGTGGTCATGCGGCCTTCTTCTTTTTCCGAATCTCGCGCTGCAACGCCGCCACTGCGTGCTCGATTCCAACCTCTTCGGCGGCGGCGATAAGTATGGCGCGGGGGTTATGTGCCAAGGTTCCCTCGCGCTCCATCCTCTGGCGTACTGCCTCGGCCATGTACGGCCCGACCTTTTCTTCGGGCGAAGATTTGGCGGCCTTCTCAACGGCCTCGGCCATGTCGTCGCTAAAATGTGCTCCCAATGTCGGCATACGGCTTACGATGCTTAAGGTGTCGTAAGGTTCGTAAGCTGGCGCGCAAGCAAAATCCGTAAGAATTCTTACGTGATGCCAACATTAGGCTTTCACGTCCCTGAGGATTCGTCGCTTGCAAAAGCCGTACGTGCCCGCGTATCGGCCGAAAAACACCCCAGTGTGTCTGCTTACGTCAGGTCGGTTGTTGAGCGGGATGTCAGCGGTGGCGGACCATCTGACGCGATGTCGCCCACGGTTCTCGTCGACTTAACAAGGCGGCTTCTCGGGGAACTCGACGCCGAAGCAATGGCAATAGTGATGAGTGGCCGTGATCAACGCCGGGAGTTGCAGCGGGCCTTACGCGCGTTTTTGGTACCGTATCCACAACCTGGCGACGACTCAGCATCGCGCGCCGCCGCTCACTTTACGCGGCGTCTTCATGAGGAAGAGTCACGCAGCTCGGCGCAGGAAGTGGCGCAGACGGTAAAGAAGGCGGCCCCCAGCCGCGACGCTCGCAAGTGAGCTCCCACTGTTCAACGAACCACGCCCGCGACATGGGTGCCATTCGATTCACAATGGCTGCGATTTCGTCGAGGATTTCGTTTTCGGAAAATTGGGGGTGCATGGCGCGAAGGAACGTAACCATGGGAGTTTTCCCGGTTGCGCGTAAAATTCGAGTTGAATGCCCTTTTTTACGTGTTTCTACGTCGCACTTGAACCGCCTTGGATTAGGAAACTTACTCAAGGATTGCGGTGTTTTGGCGGTAGCATTGATCCGAGTCGTCCTAGTACGCTCGCGCATCCAGCATGCGGGTGGGTGCATCGTATCGCGCGCAGTTGCAACGACTCGGCGCCGCGGTGCGTGTGAGGCGAAAGGTCATGCGACTTTCGCAGGAGCAGTTCGGCGAACTCTGCGGCATGGACCGAACATACGTTGGCGAGGTGGAAAGAGGCGAAGTCAATCTTTCGACAAAACACCTCGTCCGGATCGCTCGCGCGCTTGGCGTGAGGTTGAGCGAACTTTGGGCCGAGGCTGGTTTCTGATTTTCATCCGGCGACGGTAGCCCGACACGTGGGACATTTACCGACCGACCTTGGCACCCGGTTATTCACAACCTCTCTACCCCATGAAAACACGATTAGTTGCATCAGTCATCGCTCTATTAATTGCGGCGACGTTCGCCGGCTGTGTCGGCACTCAGATGAATATGCAGCGGGAAAATCTACTGCGGCGCGGCTATCCAGCCGAATACGCGGATGGCTATGGTGACGGCTATGGTTCCGGTCTGTCGGCTGCCGGTAATCCGTACGCACAAACCACAAAAAACGTCACCCGCTATCTCGAAGACCAAAAATACAAAACGGGATGGGACGACGGATTCCAAGCGGGGAAAGGGAGCTACGAGGCCACGAGTCGCGCGCTGCGGTAAGTTCGCGTCGCCCACCTTCTGCCCACTGCGCAAATCGTCGGGCGCGGTCCGCTTCTCACCGCCCCGACCATTTTCATGGGTAACGGACCCGCGAAACCGTTTTACCTGCAAGGAGACGCAATGGACATTGCGCCAGATTGCACGATTCTGCCCACCGTGCGCCCACCGAAAAAGCCCACCAGTTGCCCACCCAAGGAACCTGTTGCCGCGCCCGCCGGCATGTGGTTTGAGCACCGGCCCGGGAGGCCGCTGCCCTACCTCGCCCGCTGGCGCGCGACCGACGGAAAGAAGATGGCGCAGGCGTTCGCCGACGAGAAAGCGCGCGGCGCGTTCGCGGCCGACTGGCAGCGCCAGCGCGAGAAGTTCGGAACGGCGGCGCGGATGGTCGACGCAAAGACCATTGCCGCGCTCGAGGAATTTCGCGCGATCGTCGGTGACGTGCCGATGGTCACGGTTGCCCGCGAGTGGCGCGACTGGCGCGGCACGGTCAACGGGCTGACGATTGAGTCGGCGTGGCAGTCGTTCAATGACGACCAGGAAAAGCGCAAGCTGGCTGGCGACACCCACAGTCACCGCCGGCTGCACGGGAAGCGGCTTTGCGCGCGGTTCGCTGGCAAGCTGGTCGCATCCATCCACAGCGACGACCTTGACCGCTGGATTGCGCAGCTCGCCGACCCGGACACGAGTGAGCTGATGTCGTCAAAGTCTCGGGCCCACCACCTGAAGACCGCGCGCCACTTTTTCGGCTGGCTGCACGACCGCCGAAAGATTCCACACAACCCCGCGCTCGCGGTGACGACGCCGGACGCGACAAAGATCAACTCGGCGACTGGCGAACCGATTCACAGAGACGTCAACATTCTCACCGTCGAGCAGGCGCGCGAGCTATTCCGCGCGAACCGCGACGCGCTGTGCGTGGGCCGGCTGGCGCTCGAGGCGTTTGGCGGGCTGCGTTACACCTCGGCCGCTCGGCTGCGGCGCGAAGACATAGTTTGGGACGAGTGCGGCATCGTCATGCCAGGACACCAGCACAAGAGCACGAACCGGCATTGGGTGGACGGATGGCAGCCAAACATGTGGGAATGGATGAAGCATGCGCCCGACGCGTGTTGGGATTTACCAAAGCGCCAGTATGCCGACCTGAAGCGGGAGGCATTTGAGCGCGCGGGGTTGAAGCCGGAAGAACCGGACGACGGGCGCGATTGGACGCCCGAGGAAGCGGCCAAGCTCGACGCGATGCACAACGTACTTCGCCACAGCTTCGCCACCTACCACCTCGCCGCGTTCAAAGACGCGAGGTTGACCGCACACCTTCTGACCAAGACGTCGATCCAGTCACTCAATAACGACTACCGCGGGCGCGCGTCGGAATCGGCTGGCAGGGCGTATCTGACGATCGTGCCGTGACGGTTACACATTAGCTGCGTCGGCAAACACGTCGGCGCCGAAATCGGAGATCACATGCGCCTCGGGATCGTCGTGCCCCGTCGCCCTACGCGCCCTACTGATCGTCTTCGCTGCGTCGTAAATCATCGCTACGACATCGACGCCAGCCTCGGCCGCAGCCTTCCGCGCCTCCGAGCCGAACGCCGTCTCGTAGCTGTCGCCGTAGACGCGCAGCTTTGCGATGGTCTCGACAAGCGGGCGGTCGCGATTTGCGGCTCCGGGTTTGCAGCGATCTGAATGAGCCCTGTCGATGAACAGGTCGAACAGCACGGACAGTTCGCGTGTGTTGTCGTCCATGCGCCACGCAACCGGGCGAATGTAGCCAGCGGCCACGCCGCGCGCAGTGAGTGATTTCGAAAAGGCCATGGTGGGTTAGTCGTATTCCACGAAGTCGCAGGAAAAACGGTATGGCGCGTTTGCGAGGTTGCTGCCGTCGGTCGTGGCGACGCGCACGACGGCGTTGGTGGAGCTGTTTCCGGCCGCGTCGTAGTCGTAGGCCGCGATCACGTTGCCGGCATTCGAGCAGCCAATGACGCCAAGGTCTGGTTTCGTGCTAAAGCCACGGTTGCTCAGCGATACGTTGAACGTCTCCGTCGTCGCTCCGCCGGCCAGTGTCGGTACCGTCGTGTCATGGAACTCGGCCTTGACCGCGCGGACGCTCGATCCGTTGCCGGTCTTGCGGCTGGTCGCGGCGAGGTCGGTGATGCCGGTTGCCGTGCCGCCGGTGACATTCACAGAACTGTTGTCCTGCTCCGCCATGTCACCCATCCACACATACGAATCGAGATTCGCGTTGCCGACCCTGGTCCACGCCCCGGCCACCCCCGACGTGTTCACGGCGCGGACGCGAACATGTCCCGCGCCGTTGGTGAAGTTGTAGAGCGCGATCTGCGTCAACGTCGTCTTGTTTGGCGAGGCTTCGCCGGTCTGCGGCGTCCACGCATAATCCGTTGCGCCATCCGAGTCGGTGGTCGTCGCCTTCACCTCGTAGTACGCAATGTCTTTCTCGGTGTTGGCCGTCCAGTAGACGTTCACGCCGAAGTAATACCCGCCGCCGGCCTGGCGCCGCTTCGGAGGAAAATCCTTGTTGAACCCAGTACCGCTTGGGGCTGCCGGTGCGCCGGTCTTGTTCGGTGCCGTTCTGGAAAGCACACTGCTGACCGCCGACGGCACGTTCGAAAACGAAATTGCGCGCACGGCGAACTCGTAGGCCGTGTTCGGAGAAAGATCGCCGATCGCGAGATTGCCGGCCGCTTCCATCTCGTCGGCGATTGTCCAGCGAGTCGCGCCCGAGACTCGGTAAAGTATCTGGTTGAGTTTCGCGCCCGACGGAAGCGCAGGGCAATCGATCACAACGCGGGCGTACACCGTACCGTCGCCCGCCGTATACGTCGTCTCGGAAACGAAGGTCGGCGCGCTCGGCGTGCTTGGCGCGGTGCTATCGACGCTGCCGTCAGTGATCGTCGTCGGCGTCGCGTTCACGCCACCGCTGAACGCGCTGACATTCTCCGACGTGTCGACGGCCTTCAGCCAATAGAAATACTGCGTTCCAAGCGACACATCGACGTCGACGAATCGCGACGCTCGGACTTCGGCAATCTCGGTCGCGGTGCCGCTGTTGTTCGTCGTGTTTCGAAACACCTTGTATTCGGAGAGGTCGTCCTCCGTGTTGTCGGCCCAATCGAGCGAGACCGACTTGCCCGTGCCCACTGTCGCGGCGAGTCCAGTCGGCGCAGCCGGCCCGGTCGTGTCGCCCGTCACCGTCGTTCCCGTCACGCTGACCCATGTTGGAGAAACGAAAATGTCGTTTTCCGAGCGAACCCGGACGTCGTAGCTCTGGCCGATCACAACGGCCAGGATGAAGATGGACGTGATGTCGCCTCTCACAAGTTCTGCGGGGAGCCAGTCGCTTGACGCGGCAAGTTTGTATTCAACTCGGATGTGGCCGCGAGCGGTCACATTGGCATCGGCCGGGGCTGTCCACGATACTTGCAAACGCGGAACCGCGGTGCCGTCGGCCTGTTGCTGTACGGAGTTAGCGACGCTAAGTCCAGTCGGATTCGCGATGTCGAAGGGGCTACGGAGCGTGGTGTTCGGCGACGGGTCGGCCGTGCTCTCCTCGCCATTTGCCCAATCCCACACCGCGCTTGCGGTCTCCTTCAGCGTCAGATCACAGCCGACATACGGCTGCCCGTTCGCGTCAGGCTCGACGACCAGAGCGGACGCCAGTACTTCGAACGTCTTGCTCGACCAACCGAGATCGGAATCGGTCCACTGAATGACGTCGCCCACCTGCGCCTGATACGCGGCGAGTTTGCAGCGCGCGACAAAGGTAATGCCCTGTCGGCTGCGCTCGATCGCTATCTTGAGAAGCCGCTGGCAGGTCGCGTGGCTGGTCGTGAAATGGAACTCGATGTCCAGCGGCAGCTCGCCGCCGTCCTGCGTGATGTACGTCGCGTTGCGAACCTGCGGCACGTCGGTCGGCTGCCAGTTGTTGACCGCCCCCATGTAGAGTCCGCGGCCGACGTTGAACAGGTCGGTCACCGCAGGCTTCAGCCTCATGCCGGTCAACGGTGCGCGCAAATCGCCGTCGTCGAATGAAAGCGTGGGTGTGCGGTACGCGCCCGCGAGAATCACCCACTTGCCCCCGATGTAAATGCACTCCCCGGCCATCGCGGCCTTGAGCATTTCGATCCCGTCAGCCGGCAGCGTGGCGGTCGAGATAACACCGTTGCAGGTATAACGATCCTCGGTTCCGCTATCGAGCGTCACGTCTTCGTCGCAAATGTTCGCCGCGGCGGTCAGTGCGGCCGTGTCGATCTCCGCGTCGAGCGCGCCAACGCCGTGATTGCGGACGATCGTCCCGGCGCTGTTGCGGTACGGCACGCCGCGAATCCAGTCTGCGAGGCACAGCGCAGCGTTCGCGCTCCACGTCCACGTTGCCGCGTCGCTGGCGCTCTGCCCGCCGTCGCGCGGGTCGTACACCTTGCGTCCTTTCACGAGGCAGTAAATCTCTGGGATGCCGCCAGGGAATAGGTCCGCGCTGACCTTCAGCCGGACGTAAAGGTACGCGATGCCTTGCAGCCGGTGATTGTTCGACCAAAAAGACGAGCCCAAGTCGGTTTGCAGCGACGTGTCGACAGTCTGGTTGTACGCGCCGGTGTGCTTCAGCACGCGCACGAAACCAGCATAGCGGCCGGTTGCGTTGCCGCTACCGTCGAGCGGGACCGTCTCGTCGTTGAACGTAATGGCTCCGAGCTCCTCGCATTCGTGGCCGGCGAGCAGTACGAGCAGATGCAAATACTCGTTGTTGGTGCCAGACACCCCCACCGGATACATGATACCCGAAACGCGGCGTTGGCCGTAGATGATTTGTCGCGGCGCCGCAGGGTCGCGCACGTTGACCTCAATGCCTTGAGCGCGCAGCGACGGGATCGACGGCTTCTTTGCTATTGCGCGAGAGACGGCGTAAAGCGCCGCCGTTTTTGCCAAGAAGGCAACCGCTGTCGACGCCACAACGTTCACCGCCGAAATGGCGGCGACGACCGCTTGGGCTGCTGCGACGACGATGGGCATCAGCCAACCCTCCATGCGCGCAGGCATTCAGCCAGCGGCACGAACGCTAGCCCATGAGGGCCGGCGAATGTAGCGCTGTCACCAAGGCAGATTCCGAGTGCCGGCCCGTGGTCGGTTTTCAAAGACACGATGTCGCCTCGGCGGGCATAGGGCAGCGTCGTCTCGGACCAGCCCAAACGCCTCCATGCGCGTTCAACGACTGCCTCAATGCCCCCGTGCCTCTTCAACACGCGAGCCGCGCCGCGCGCGTCGTCGTACGTGCCGCGCAGCTTCAGTTCGCGCGACGGGTCGACGCCGCAACAAAGGTCGATCCAGTCGCAGACGAACGTGCAACAGTCATTCTTAGACCACGTGAATGGCATCGCGCGCCGCTGCTCAAGGAACGCGTTCAGTCGCGCCGGCCAGTTGGACTGTCGCGCAGTCGTCATTACATCAGGTCGTCGTTGAGTCCACCGCCGCCAGGATTGCCGCCGCCAGCGTACGTCGGCACGCGTGTCCCGCCCCACGAGAACGGCGTCGACTGCGCGCGCGCCATGTATTCGAGCCCTTCGTCGGTCGCGAAATCGATCTTCTGATGCTCGTGCGTGTACCTGCGCTCGCGCGATCGGCGCAGATCCACGAGCCGCGATTCAGCGTAAACACGGATTACTGCCGTCGCCCCATCCTTGTCGAACTCGACGTTGTTCATCCGGCCGCTGAACACCTTGTCCGGGTCGGCCACGAGCGCGCCAGTCTGGTTCAGCGCGCCATCCCAAATAGAAACCTCGCGCCCGCTGTAGTTGTCGCCGAGCACGGTCGCTAGGAGAGCCGTCGGCACTCCTGACAGAGTCAGCACGACACCGTTCGCCTTTACGTCAGCCGTCTCTTCAATCGGCGAGACGGTGCCGAGGTAGCCCAGCCCAGTGTAGTTATTACCACCCCAGGTCTTCGTACCGATGCCATCCCACACGCGAACGGCCCCGGTCTGGAAGTCGAGAAACGCGAACCGCGCCGGGGCCATCGTTCCGGCGACAATCTCCGCGATGTATGAAGCGTTTAGCGAGCGAGCCATTTACGGTATGGAGACTGCGGAGAACCGGACGCCGTTAAGCAGCATTTCGTCGATGTCCCAATCATGGCCGTCGGTTGTCAGGCGGAACACGCCCTTTGGAAACGACGTCGCGATCGCCGCATTGTCGGCCCAGGCGGTGAACACGCGCGGCCATAGCGTGAGCGTCGCCTGTCCGCTTCCGTTGCTGTTCACGTCAACCAGGTTCTTGTATAGACGCGCCGTGCTGCCGCTCCCGATTTGAATCCAATCGCCAGCACGCAGAATGTTCGTAACGCCTGCGGTCCAGCCATCCGTTGCCAAATCTTCGCCGGTCTGACTGGCGCCATTGACGAGTGGAGTTCCGGTAGCGGTCCCGCGCGGCGTCTTGTTTGCACTGTCGCCGAAAAGGAACGTGCCCTCACGGCCATTCAGCGAGCAGAGCGCCGCGTGCATTGCCTCGGCGGTCGCGCGCGTAAACGGAAAATACGCCGCGTCGAGCAACCACACTTGGCCCTGCCTCCGCTGCACCTGTTGCTCAAGCGTGGTCGGCGATTGGCCGACGCCTACGACCGCATGCTGACGAATGCGAATGTGCTTAGTGTTCGTGCTAGGGATCGAAATTGGGAATGACGTCGCCATGTGGGGTTTATTTACGCGAACGCACGCTTGAATCCGCCGCCGCGGTTGGCCGCTTCCGCTACAGCGCGTTTGCTCGCCTCGACGATTGCCGGAACCAGCCCGGCCAATTCCTGCCGCGTTACACCAGAGCCGAACGAGTAATTGAAGTTGAACACCTGTCCACCGCCATCGGCTTGACCGGGCGTGCGAACGGATACCCGCTCGCCGGGCGTTGCTCTGAATGCTACGAGCTGGCTATCGGTTCCGCCCCCACCCCCTACGGTGAAATCGCCGCCTGTAGCAAACCCCGGCAACTTCATCCCGGCGGAAAACGCGCTCGTCAACCAATTCGCCACCGGCGTGGTAATGGTCTGCCGCACAAACAGGCGCAGGACGTCTTGCGCGAGACCACGGATAACCTCTGACAGTTTTTCTCCACCAACGATAGCGTCTTCAAAGGCGCTGCTGAAGGTCAGTCCGAGCTCGCGCGCAGTGTTAGCGAGTTCCTTCGTGTCTTCGTCAACCGTGTTGATGGTGTCATCGACGCGCTCGACGCTTACTCCGCTGTGATTCGGCGCGCCCTTGTAGAATGCATCCGCGACCGCTTTACGCGCAGCCAGCGCCTCGTCTGCACTCATAACCTTGCGCATTTCCAAGTCAGTGATGCGATCTAGTTCGCGATAGTAATCGCGCATCGGCTGAGCGAGGTCGCGATATTTGTTTGCTGCATCCTGTAACTTTTCAACCGAAGCTCCCTGCGCCTTTCTGTTTTCCTGTTCGGTTTTGATGTTGGCCGCGAGAGTACGACCATACGAACGAACGTCGTTCTCCAGCTCCTGAAGGCGCTGCTTCTCGTCTTTCCCGCTTTGCGCCTTCTTGAATTCCTCCAGCGCCAAGCTGGCCTTTTGGTAGGCTTCGGCCAGTTCGTTAGCAGCGGCGATTTCTTTTTGTGTTGCAGCGCGCGGGATTCGTTCTTCAACGACGTCACCCAATGGGCCCACGACTAGGTTGGTCCTGAACTTTGGCGCGTTGGCTTCATCGAGGTCGCGCTTCGCACGAGTCACGGCTGCCTCAAGCCTTATTCGCCGCTGGTCATCGGTCTCGCGAAGCGCTATCATTTGCCGCGTATATTCGAGCTGCCGAGCCGTGCTCTGCTCGATCTTTTGCGCCAAATCTGCGGCCTCCCGAAAGTGGTCGACGATCAAGTCTGCTGCCGTCTGTGCGATCTGGAACCCACCAAACAGACCAGCCCCCCTGAGGATGTCTTTGCCGATGTCGCCCAGCGACATCTTGCTCTTAACCTTCTTTGCCAGTTCACCAACCTCGCGATCGATGTTGTCAGCCGTGCGGCGCGCGACGTTCTCTGCGCGTCTGAAATCCGACACGAATTGCTCGATGTCGGCGATGACTTTGGCCGAGACTGGGGGAAGTGATTTTGCCATTGCGTCAGCCCTTTCTCACGTGCCGGCCGGATGACACTTGCTTCTCGACGGCCTTGTTCCACCCGCGCTCTATTCCCCGATAAAATCCTTCCGCCTGCTGCGCCTGCGTGGTCGCCACTGCCGGGCGAATAAATGGCCTGGGGGCCACAAAGCCGACGTCTTGGGCGGTCCCCTTCCGTCGCGTCGTCCCTTTCTTTGGCGCGACGGCGACGTGGCCGTACTCGATGAGGTGCGCGTAATTCGCGGGCTTGCGCTGGTTGCGCGCTAGCAGTGCCGTGAGTCGACCCCTCACTCGCTTCCCTTTCGAATAGTAATTGCGGTCCGGTCCCACGAGCCCCACGGCCTTCCCACTACGGGGATAGTTTGCTACCTTGCTCGTGATGCTTGCTTCAAGTGCGCCGGTGTCGCGGCTCCGACGGGCAAATCGTTTTGCGGCGATCTCAATCGGCTTCACCAATTCTTTCATGCCTTCCCGCAAAATCTGTTCGCGCATATCGTCCGATAGCGCTCGAAACGCTTTGATGAGCGCATCGTCGCCGGTGACATGTCTGTACGTCGCGGACCTCATTTTGGTTTCGCCGGAAAGGCTGCGCGGAGTTCGGCGGCAAGCTGCTGCTGAGCGCGTCTCTCTTCCTCAGACTCCTCCGCCTCGGTTTTTCTGTTCTGGCTCGCGAAGCACAGCGCTTCGTATTCCAGAGGAGCTAGCGACCAGTAATCGAGAAGCGCCGCGCCGATGCCCCCGTGCACCACGGCGCGCGCCCATGGTGCTAAGGCTTCGAGTCGCTTTTTTTTTCAGTGGTTCGTCTGAACAGCTCCGGGCGCGCGTGCTTGATTATCCTAACGAGATCCTTGATTGCCTGGGCGCGCGCCGCGTCGTCGGTTAGCCACTCGGCAACTTCCTCTGGTGTCTCCGGCGCGTGCTCCGGTCGGAGTGCCGCATGCAATCCGACGCACATCGCGTACATCGCCTTGCGTCGATTTCCGAGGCATTCGAACAACTCGGCGATGTCGAAACCATATCGCGACATGACCGCCTCGCTGCGCTTTGTCCACGCGAGCGGCAGTTCCGCCGCACCGAACTTGAGCACTGGCGTTGGGGTTCCTGGCTCCATGTGCTATTTACTTTTCCGACTTTGTCGCTGCCGGCTTCGCCTCGCTGATGTGTTTGGCCTTGAGCCAGAGTTCTACGACTTCGGCCGGCACTTCAGCCGGCACGATGTCGCCTCGCTTCAGGTACCATAGGCCGTTGTCGAGAACTTTTCGTTGAACGTAATAGGTTTTTCCGGAATTCATGTCGGGATATGATTACTGCGTGAAGGTTTCGGCAGTGTCGGCCTTGTACGTGAAGACCGTCTCAAGCAGCCCAGTCTCGGGATTCATTTCCTGCGGAATGAAGCTCGTGATGTATCCTGAAAACGCCCACTGCGCGGCCCCCGCATCCGGAAGTACGAGCGTGAGGTAATACTTCGTGGCGGCGGCGTACGCGGCGCGGATCGCCTCGTGATCGGTATCGGCCGGATCATGCGCCAGCCGCACCGTCAGCGAGGCGGTGTCGCGCAATGGCGCCGGAATGTATTCCAGCGTAGTCACGCTGTCGTGACACGTCGCATTGATCATCGCGCGCAATCCGTCACCCACTTGGATGCTTCGGATTCCGTCAAGGCTCGGTACAGGTGACGCCGAGGCGGCGTGCTTGATGATTGTGCCCTTGGTTGCGATGCGTGTGCTCATATCGTCAAATTGTGGTTAAATAGTGAATTCGTAGAAGCGTGCGTATCTCCCGGGTAAATCAGACGGCAGGTCGCCCCAGTTGGAGCATCGCGCACGGCGTGAGTTGAAGACCGCGACGTTGTCGAACGCCGAAAGAAGTTGAGCGCCTATCGTCTCGATCTTGTCGAAGTCGTCCGCCAATACCGTGAACTGAACGATGTGCGTGGCATCGTTCTCGCTGGCCGCCTCGGCGAGTGAATTGTTGGGGTCCGCAGTGATGACTTGCCACGCGACCGCCGGCAGCGCCTCGCCGTTCGGAATCTCGATTGGAAATATGCGATTGTCGATCAGTGCCTTGAGTCCTGCGTGTGCCGCAGCGACCGTGTATATATCGGATCCGAGGCTCATTTGACCTCCACGTCACGCGTGACGCATTGCAGGATAGCGCGCTCGCGACGCCCGATTTCTCGCGGCGGTGCGACGATATCGTAGACAGTGCCGTAATTGTCGATAACGCGATGCTTAGGCGTGAGGCCTTCGATCCACTCGTTAAGTTCAAACATCGTATTTGCCTCTGGAACGATCTGGACACCGCGCCGATTCTCGCCGCCCGAAACGTCTTCCTTCCGCGCCCACGGCTGCGCAAATAACTCCCACCGCATCGACACACCTCCGGCTGCGCCGCGATTTCGCACGGGGGCCTCGATTGTAAGCTGTCGGTCATAGTCGCCTGTCTGCGGCATCGGTTGTCACTCGAATTGCGGGATGCGCTCGACATCGAGCATGGCTTTCAGCGTGAGCGGAATCTGGTTGATGATATTGCCGATGTTGATCGGCTCGCGCTGGCGATACAGGTGCGCGACGTAGAACCTAACCGCGCCCTTGATTGTTGCCGGAACGCTCGTTGCCGCCGTGCCATACCCGGCCTTGTAGAGCACGCGCACAGCATTCGGGATATTGGACGACACAGCCGGCCAGCTCTCATCCTCCTTCAGCACCACGCATCCGACCAGGCTATCGGTGTCGACCGTGTACGAGTTAGACGACAGCGTTTGCAGCGCGTCGTCCTCGTCGTAATATGTGACACTCGTCACCGATATCAGATTCGGCCGCGGCAATTCGATGACCCGGTCGGGAAACCGCTTCGCGCGATCGCCGACTGCCGCTCGAACGCCGCATGTGTAGGCACTCGGGAAATCGTCGAGCGTGAACCGGTACGTCTGCTCGAGGAACGCGCGGCGCGTATACGCCTCACATGCCTCGCGCGCAGCCGTCAGGTAGTCACCGATGATCCCGTCCTCCGAGGCACTCGTCACGCGCAGATGCGCCTTCAGTTCGGCCACGGTGAGCGGCTCGACGGTTGGGGCGACTGTGCGAACCAGACCCATGCGCGGGTAGGATTACTCGGCAGCCTGGATGCCGCGCCGACCACGCCGCACGACGGGCGCAGCGGCAGTCTCATCGCCGTGGTCGCCCTCGGCGGTCTCGGCCTGGACGACGGCTTTTCTGGCCTTCGCCGCACCGACTTCCTCGGCCGCACCACATTCGATGAGCGCCTTGCAGTCTTCGTCCGACAGATTCGGCGTGAGCTTTCCAGCAGTCGCGGACCAGCGTGGGCCCGCCGCGTTCGTGAGCATTCTGACTCGGGGCATGGGTATTTATGGGTTTGGCTGCGCCGTGATTGGCTCAGCCGACAATTACGGTGAAGCTGCCTGTCTTGGTGTTGCCGCCTTGGGCGACGACCACCTTTATGCGATCCTTCGCGACGTGGACGGCGTCGCGCATCTTCTCCGTGCCGTTGAGCGTGGCATCGGCGCCGGCCTCGTCCTGAACCGGAACACGAGGATATTTTTTCGCCGATGCCGTTACGTTCGATTGCGTCCAGATCGCCTCGCCAGTGGCCTCTGCGGTGACAGTGATGTCCGCTGTATTATCGTACGGCGTCGTGCCGTCTTTCGTGTAGAAGACGCCGAGGACGCGACCGGTGATGGCGGGCGAGTAGCCGGTGCCGTCGCCCGATGCATCGGTGGTTACGCTGAACGTGTGGCGTTCGATGTGCATCAATTACACCGCAGCGCTGAACGGAGTTGCCTCCGTGCCGGTCGACGTCGTGACGCCGTGCACCTGCCACAGATCGGCGGCTATGTCCTCAAGGAGGAACCATTCGCCCTTCGCGCCGACGCCAGTCGTAGTTCGGTTCAGGGTGATCGTGTCCGATGTGGCGGCTGCGGCGAATGCCTTCACCGTGGCCGGATCGTCGGACATCGTCTGGATCTGTCCCTGCATCGTATCATCACCCGTCACCTGGATGACTAAGCTTCCGGACGTGAGGGTCGTCCCGATAACGATGCGGAATCGCGCGCCTGATCCGGTGGCCGCGGGAAGCGTGATCGTCGCGCCGTCGGCCTTGTTGACGGTAACCGTCTTGCCGTCATGCGTAGCCTCGGTGAGCGAGAGCGTGGCCGCAGTGAGATTTACAACCCTGGCCGACACGTCCGCTGCCCGATTGATCTCAGCCGCAGTTGCGGCAATAGCAGTGCCGGCGAGCTTCAGCGAGGCACCTGACTCGATGTCGAGCTCACCGCCCGATTCGACGTCAAGCGAACCGCCAGACGCGACGACCTGCCGTGCTCCGCCGTGCTCTTTGTAGACCTTGGAATTTTCGCCAGCCATGAGAGTGAAATGTTGAAAGTGAAGCGGCCCGCCAGGCGCGTATGCCTAACGGGCCGCACTGAGCGATTAGGCCGTGCCCTCCGCAGGCGAGATGTGCAACTCGCCGCCGACGTTCGTGCCGTGTGTAACCGGCTTCTTCGTCGCGCCGTGCTGGATGTAGATCGCGCCGGCGACAGTGGCGTTCTGCGTGCCACGGTCGACAACAACGCGAACGTACCGCTCGCGCGGACGCACGATCTCGATGTAGAACTCCTTTTCGTCGTCGGTGTCGGCGATCGTCTGCGCGGTGCCCTCTAGGTCCGACGCGTCGGACAAGTCCGAGGCCGCGCCCTGTTGAGCCTTGATCGACGTGACCGCGCCCGAAACGATGGCGCCGAAGCGCACCAGAATCAGCACAGCCTCGAAGCCGCTCATGTCGAGCGTCGCGCCGTTGATGTCAGACGTGCCAGCCGCACCATTCGTGATGGTGATCGCCTGCGAGATTTTGACGTTTTTGCTGAGATTCATGTGAGTGTCTCCTTTTTGTGGTTACAGGTTTGAATCTCAGGGTTACGCGAGCTTCACGCGGACGAACGCCTCGGCGAGAACCGGCGCACCGTCGCCCTCGTAACGAGCGATGAGGCCGTTCTGGTTCGTCTCGGCGTAGAGCTCGACGAGCGTTTGCACCGCGAGATCGAGCGAATCGAGAACCCAATAGTATTCCCAGTTCGCCAGGATACCGACATACAGGCCGGTCGTGAACGTGTTCGGCGCGTATTCGCTCTCGTCGACCGGAATATTCAGCAGTCGGTCAGGCTGGCCGGCAACGAGGCCGGGCTGCCAGAGATACTGGCCGTTTCCGTCCTTGAGTTTGTCGACCATCTTGATCGCGTCGCGGTGGAACAGCCAGCGCGCGCGCGCGCGGTGCTGCGCCTTCAGGGAGAACTTCGCGTTCTTCAGCCCGTCGGCGGTGATCGCCGTACTCGTATTGTCGGTCGATACGTCGCGCGTGGTTGGGACCCCATCGCTGCTGGCCGTGAACACGCCGAGCGGCTGGCCGGCACCCGAGCCGGTCAAGTACGCCTTTTCCTGCGTGATCCCGAGCTTGTACGCCAGCCGCTGATTGATCAGCGAAAC